AACTGAGCAACCTTATCATCACCCTCACCAACAACCCATAGTGTTTCTTTGTTGTCTTCTCTCACAAATGCATCCGTAGGTTGATCTGCTCTGTTAGCAACGAAGAAAGTTTCAGAGTTTGTAATGTTACTTAGATCGTATGCAACATCTAAATCAAATCCATGAATGGATCCAGAGTCTTGACCTACAACATAAAGTTTTTTACCATCATCTCCGAAAGTAAATCCAACCAGATCAAAGTCCTGTACAAGACTGCCTATATTTGTGGTAGAACCCAATGTTGGACTGGAAAGATTATATGCAGCTGTTAGATTATATGTTTTGATACTATCTGGATTATTACCATCCAGAATAAACATTTTTAGTCCATCTCCACTAAATCTAACTCCACCAGGGGCATCTAATGTGAATGATGTTGAATAAATTGCAGTTGATAGATCCCAGGGAACAACTAACTGATAATATGCAACCTTCTGAGTTCCACTAAGACCACCAGTTACAAACAAAGCAGCTCCATTATTTGTAACGTCAACACCAGTACAATAAGAGAATTGACTACTAGCATCTAAGGTTGGTCCTGCTGCAACAGTCTCAATATCCCATGGAGTGGAGAGATAAAACTCCTTGATTTGGTTTGGACCAGTCATACTGGCCGTGTAAATCTTGTAACCATCGGGTTTGATTGCCATACCCTCAACGTCACTTCCAACCCCGATTGGAGATTTCTTTCTATATCTTGCACCAACAACATAGTTTGGTGGTAAACTAATCGTTACTGCAGGTGCAGTCAAACCGTATCCAATACCTGGATCAACTACGGAAACTAAATTAAGTCTACCCGTGGCATTTAGAGTCGCGATTCCAGTTGCATTTCTAGATGGATATGGTTGAGAAATTGTTACCACGGGAGGAACTCTATATCCTGCACCAGTATTAAATCCAACTGTTGTACTAAAGCCACTAAGATGGAAATTTTCTATTTCTGCGGTTGCAGTTGCTGCTATAGTCTCTGGTGGTGCTGAAAAACCAATCTTAGGATTTCTGGGATAACCTCTACCCCCACTAGAAATTGATGCAGCATTTACAACAAAATCTTCGACAGATGTCAAGATAGTTGCACCTATACCAGGTAAAGTGATTACTGGAAAGGTTACTCCTGGTGGATTTGTAGTAATTCCTTCATACTGAGGTGCATCATAATAAGACTTATCTACTTCTAAACCACCAGGAACTAATAATCTACCAAAAGCATCGGCAGTTTGTACAGTTTCGTAGTGATGAATCTCTGTAAGTTTATCTTCATCACCATATTTTTCTATCAAATAATTGTGAAGTTCTGAATTATTCAGAGGCCAATCACTATAATAATCTTGAATATTGTTTACGAGTCTTACAACCCAGTCCAATCCAGAATCACCATACACTTTTTGAGCAATTTGTTCTGGTCTTTCATTTTCTTCTACTTGATAAAAATCAAAAGTGGTGAAGATTGATTCTAAATCATTTCTGAGTTTACTTCTTCTGAATAAATTTTTCGCTACGGTAACTTCATCATTGGTTTTAGATCCCTTGAATCTGTTAACATATTCTATATTTGGTAGATTTTTGAAATATGCCATGAGTTTTAGTAACCGATGTCGTCTAGGTCTTTGTAGTCATTAAAGTCACCACTATATATCGGAGTTAGTTCACCAAACTCCATGACAATTGTCACAGAAACTGGTTGACCATCATCATATGCTGACCACATTCTATCTGGAGAATAGTCTGTTGTAAATTTTCTCAATGCACAAGTTTTGAATTTAGGCATTCCTTTATTTTCTTCTTTTCTAGTTGTTCTGAACGATACTCCAAAAACATTTGGTGTCTTTAAAAAGAAATTTTGCCCATCGTTGATTTGATTTCTAGGAGACATTCCTTGTTTAAAGAATCGAATAATTCTTCTAATTTCTGCAGCCTCAGCTTGACTTCTTGCAGTCATTCTGTATGCAAGTCCAAAGTTTCTAAGTAGTGGTGATCTGAATAATAGTTCCATGTTAGGGTTTGGAACAATACCAGCACCCCTAGCGAGAATAGTTTCTGCTGAAACGTTTATTCCTGCTGCTTTTAATATATTACTTGATACCACAGTACTTAAAAGTTGTTTACCAGATTCGCTGCTTGTTACTCCTTGAGCAGCGTCAAAAATAGCTTTTGCTGCAATACCTGTTCTTGCACCGCCACCTATTCCCCCTAATCCAAAGGTAGTACCCTGACCACCGCCAGTGGCGATATTGACGCCGGCCTGACCCAGCGCCGTGAGGGCGCCCGCGGCCAGATAACCTGTTGTATTACTAAGAACTGATTGTGTTACTCCAGCAGCAAGAGTGTTCATGGTATCTTCACCATATTTAACTCCTCTCTCTTCTTGGAAACTTTGAGGCATTGGTAATATTACCATACCTTTAGGGTCCTTATATCTACCTTCAGCAGCTCCTTGAAGAAGTCCGTCTTTAAAAATGTTTTGAGCGCTTTTACCTTCAATAAATTCTAGTTCATTTGGAGCTTGATAATTAAATTGTGTAATTACACATGTATCCATTTTATGTTCTAAATTGCCTTTTAGGGCAATGGGATACACTAATACAGTCTTCTCATCAAATGAAGACCCTGGAGCGTATTTGTCATTTTGACCTAATTTGTCTAATGCATTTGGAGTATTAACGATTGTTTCTATAGTGCTTCCTAAGTTGAAGCCGGGTAAGAGATTATCAAGTAAATCAGCAAAATTTCCTATAGAACTACCAGTTGTCTGTGCTGGAGTTTGTGGATTACTACTATTACTGCTTGGGCTGGTTAGTGGATTTTTATTATTTGAATTAAATGCCTTAGCCCATGGGGGAGCTATATATCCAGCTGGATATACCATTCCCTGTAACAATGCTAGACTCAAAAGTTTCTGTTCTACAGATTTTAATTGATCATCTTCTAAACCATAAGAACTAAGCACACTTTGACTAACAAAGTTATTTTTTTGAAAAATATCTGGCGAATTAATGGTTTTCGCATTACCATCTTTATCCGTATATTCGATAATAGTCGCTTTCCACTCGAAACTTTTATCGTCTAAGGTAATATTATACTTAATTGTTTCACCCTTACTATTCGTAATTTCTTCTGGAGTGGGCGTTAGATTTTGTATTGCCACGTATATCGATTAATAAGGTCCTTGTTTATTATTTAGACTACTTTGGAGAACGTATGTATTTTGCATAAGATATAGAAGTCAATACGGGCAATTCAGTTGAAGTGACTTCATATAAATTACTCTGCATTTCTGCCCAGGTGTAGTTTCTAGGATCTTTGAAGTGTATATTGTATCCTCGGAATCCCCATCGAAATACTTCTAGACATTCGATCAATGGGTGTTGATCGTACTTAAGATCTCTTGTCTTTGCCTTATATAAAAACGTATAATATTTTCCCTGATCGGGCACAGGTGTTACTGTATATTGCAACGCATCCATGATCAACATCATGCGATCTTCTACGTCTTGTTCTGCATTGATTTTATCTTTAATCGGACTAATCCTATCATCACTCAGAATAGGATCATCACCTTTTCCAATTAGATCTGCAAGGTCTTGTTCTGTTTTTCTTTGTTTTAGAGTCTTTCTTGGCATTACTTGATACCTAGATCTTTTTCTGTCATGATCTTGAATTCATAGTTTCTATCATCACAGAATTCCTGAGCTGCTTTCCACTTTGCTTGATTAACTGCCCAGGTCTTGACTTTATATGCCCACTGTTTCGTCCTTCTTTTAGGATTTTGTTCGGGCATTTCTACTTCTCTTTGTGGTTTTATTTCAATCACCATTGATCTTTTTTTACCAAACTTATCAGTATATCGAACAAGGAAGTCTGGATAGTATCGGTGGACTTTATTATCAATAGGAGAGATGTATGGAATACAGAACTCTTCGGACTGCCACTGGTTTACATTTTCATTGAGATCACAATATCTCATAAACTTTCGTTCCCAGAGTGAACG